CCACCCGTTCCCAAGATGCCCGACAAACAGGTTGTCCCAAGTCACGGGACCGTTCTTCCCGGTCTTGACCGGGGGCGTGTAGAACCGCGCCTTCGCGCCGGGGCGGGACATGCGAATGGCAGACATCGAACCGAAGCCAGAAGTTCCCTCGCTGACAACCTGCCCGCTAGTGTGCGTGAGGGTCACGCGACCATCATCGCGCTCCACCAACACGCCATGATTTGTGACGCGAGCATCTTTGGCACTCGGCCATTCTGCGTAGTACGACTTCCATCCCGCGCCTTTTGCCTTGGGAACCAAAGTGACAAGAGTACCCGAAACGGACTTCTTGACTGCGAAATGCGACTTCATGCTGCCCTTTCGTGAGTGTGGGAGCTTCTTGACATCGCGCAGGGCGGCGGCGTACCACGACGGCTTCGCCTCACGCGGGACGGCCTCGCGGCAATGCTCGGCAACATCGTCAAGCACACCTTCGATCTCCCATCTATCCGATGATGCGTCAAGATCGGTCGGATGGTCGGTGCGGTCACGCCACCATTGATTCAGCGCGGGCAGGTACTTGGCGATCCAAGCAGCGGACTCGGAGAACGAAGACTTGCCGGGGCGTGACATCTTTACCCGTTCAATCTTCGGCAGCCGCGTGAGTTCCCACGGGACATACGACTTCAGCACCTGCACGATGCGGTCGTGATATGCCTCATCTACCAAAAGCACGCCGTTTTGCCAATCGTAAGCGTGTGCAGGAATCCGGGCATCCTCCAACATGATGTTGATGGACTTCTCAAGACCGAACCGCGCCTTCGCGCCGGGGCGGGAGAAGTTCAAAAACGCGCTTCCGTTCACAATGTGCTTTTCGTATTCCCGCAGCACCTTGATGCCCATTTGGGTGTAGACCAAGACTTCCACGCTGATCGGGGTTTGAACCTTTGCCACATTGAACCTGTACCTCAATGCTTCCCGCGCAGCGTTGTCGGCATCCTGTTCCGTCTTGGAGTTGTGCGTCTGTTGCACAAGTTGGCGATCAACGAACAGACGATACCCGTATGCAAGAACACTCTTATCCGCAAACGCCGCCTTCGCGCCGGGGCGGGAGAATCTGCCCACACTATCGCTGCCTAACCAAACCGCCGTCCACCTTCTGGCAACATTGCTGAAGCCAGTCACCTTGTTGATTTCGTCCGTGAGTTCGTCAAATGTCCATCCACCGTAATCCTCCTCCATCTGCGGATTACGAATCAGTTCGCCTGTGGATCGCACAATCTCAGCGAGGCGTGTCTTCAGCCTTGCGTGAAACTGCTCAAGCCCTTCTGGCGGTCGCGTTCGGCTCAGGATCGCTACATATCTCTTCGCGGCATTGTGTACGGAGAGCGTGTCGGAGCCAAACCGCGCCTTCGCGCCGGGGCGGGATGACAGCATCTTCTGCGCCGCGCTACGCGCCTTCGCCTCCGTTGCGAACTGCTTCAGTTCGATCAAGTCCTCTGCCGGGGACTCCCCGGGAACACCCGTGTTCGCAACCTGCACCAAGTACAAGTTGTACTTCCCGCTGCCGTCTGGCCCGCCAAGATAAATGCGCTTGTTGCCCTTCGACCCAACCAGTTCGCGTGCCATCGTTGCCTTCCTTGCGGCCCCGCGGGCCGATTCGCTCTTGTCGATCTGCGCCGCCTTACGCGCCGCCCACGCCTTACCCGCATCGCCGCCCCAGAGCAGCCACGCGATGTACCCGGCATCGTCCTCGCCGCCCGCCTGATTGCCCTCGTGGCGGGAGAAGAAGCTGTGCATCCGCTTCACCGTGTCGGGCGACAGGTTGGCGCGGTTCTTGATGTCTCGTGCGCGGGCAACGCCCACGGCGGTGCCGCCCTTGCCGTGCTTCTCGCGCAGTTCAAGCCCGCGGGCTGCGTTCGCCGCCATCTCCGCGGTGGGCTTGAAGTCGAGGTCGGACGCGGCGAACCGCGTGCGCGAGTTCGTCATCCCTGCGCCGTGGTACTTGCCTTCGCAGATGCAGTCGCAGTTCGGACCCCTCGCGTTGCGGCACTTCGCGCCGCACATCGTCTGCTTTTCCTTCCGCTCCCACTTGATTACGCGGTCGATGGCCTGTGGCGGTGTCGCGTTGGTGACGAGGTACGCGAACGCGGAACTCGGGGACCAGTTCTTCTCCGCAGCCGCCATCTCCGAAGCGTACTGCGCTTCGGTCATCTCGCCGCGCTCGACGCGGCGATGCTTCCAATGCCCCAAGGTAGCGAGGTGGTCTTCCTTCTGCTGCGCGACCGGAATCCGGTCCCTGTCGGGAATCTGGACGGGCTTTACGCCGTACTTCAGCGTGAACCCTTCACGGCGGTGCGGGAACAGTTCCGCGAACCTGTAGCCGGGAATCTCGCGCAACTGGTTGGCGGGAATCTCGGTAGCGCCGACGAAATACTTCGTCTCGGTTCGCGAGAAGGTGTGGCGGCTTCCGCACATGCTTCCATCGTATCACGCGAAGAACGGCTTACGAGGGGCTTTCGCTCCGAACAGCCTACCTATCGCGTCTGGCCGTTCGATCCGCTTCGGGTTCGCGTCCGCGGTTGACAGCGAGCCGCGCACCGACTCCATGCAGAGGTCCACCACGCAGTCCACCGTGTCATCGTGAGCGCCCGCGGGGAACGCGAGGAGTTCGGACACGAGCGGGTCGAAGTCGCCGCGCACCTTGCCGGAATCGTCCACGGGGATTGACAAACGCCCGCCCTGCACGAACGGCTGCGCAGCTGCGGCCCGCATGTGCTTGTCGGTGCTGCGCTCGACCGCGAGCATGGGTTGCCGGGTGATTTCCCCGAACTGGTCGAATATGCCGCGCTGCGGGCCGTTGGCCTCGGCAAGCACGACCGACACGCCGCGGCGGGAACAGAGGTCTGCGGCCATGCGGGCGAACACGGGGAACGGCTCGCGGACGCGCAGGATGTCGGTGAGGTAGAGCCGCCGCTCGTGATCGACCTCCCCGACCACGCACACGCTGTAGTCGGGGTCATCGCGGTCCTGCGCCTTTCGCCCGTACCCCCAATCAATCGCGGCGATGGTCCGGGTGTGGACGGGGACATCCCCGGCGCGGTGGTGCCGCACCCACTCGGGCCGGAACACGAGGAGGTCGGAGGACAGCGGGACCAGTTCGTAGGCGCGGGCGTAGGCCATCGGCCCCATCTCGCCGCGCTTCTCCGCGAGGACTTTCGCGGTGAACACCTCGGGCCACGGGGACGAATCCCCGACGCACGGACGGCGCAGGAGCGTGCCGTCCTCCTCGTGGCGCGTCCTCCAATCCGCGGTGATGTCATCCGTGTGGAACGGGGTGGCTGACCGCCATACCCGTGGCTGATTGACAGCTGACGGGTCGAGCATCGGGAGCCAGATGTTCGCTACGGCCTCCTTGACCTGCGCCCGGAGCGCGGGCTGTAGGACGGCGTTCCGCAGGTCGCAGATGTCATCCAACCAGATCACATCGGCACGACCGCCCGTGCGCCCGAACACGCCCGACCCCTGCACGGACGGGTCGCGGCGGGCGACCATGCCGGGTGCGGTCACGCTCCACGCCGTCACCGTGTCCTCTCCCGCCTTTAGAGACACGGAGGGGAACACCGCCTTGAACGCCGGGGATCGGATGATGTCCCGGATGAACCGCGTGGTCGCGGCTGCGGCCTCGTCATTCTGACTCACTATCTTGATGCGGGTGTCCGGTCGTACGCCAAGCCACCATGCCGCGAGGTAGGACAGCGTACTGGTCTTGGCGTGGCCGCGGGGCAGTTCGGCGTACCAACTGCCGTTGGTGAGCGCGTGGGCGATCAGTTCGCGCTGTAGCCCGGATACGGGCCTTCCAAGGCACAGCGCCACGAACGCGGCGGGATTCTCCCTCGCGGCCTCGACGGCCTCTTCGGCGGTCAGCGGCGGCGTGGCGGCTTTGCGGCGGGGCATGGGGTTTCGGGGCGCACGACCTTGGCTACGGCGGCAATCTGCGCGTCCGTCATGCTCCCGACGATCTCCACCCGGTCGGTGGCCTGTTCCGCGTCGAGGCGCATGATGCGGTCGAGTTGCACCGCCGCGTCGGCCCGATGCTGCACCAGATGCGCAATCGCCTCCGCGGCGCGGATGCGGTCCCGGGTGGACTGCATGGGGTCGCGGGAGATTTCGTAGAGGCTTGTCGGGACGGTCGCGAAGACCTCGGGCGGCACATCCCACCCGTCGTACACGATGGCCTCAAGGGTGCGCAGGTGTTCCCGGCGCTGCCACCGCGTCGTGCCTAGCGGTTCCGCACCCCCCCGTGGCCCCCCGTCATTGGATGGGTTTCCCGTGGTCATGCGGGCATCCTATCCGCGTCTTGGTGTCCCGCAACGGCGTTTGGTTCACGCATCGCGCATCGGCTCCGCGGGCGCGGTGTCCGGGATGTCGAGTACCCACCCCCGAATCCTCGCCTCGTCGCGCATCATCGCGGCCTCGCCGTATGCGATCTCGCGGAGGTAGAGGTAGCGGCAATGGTCGCGCTGCAACTCGCGCTCGCGGACCTCGCGCCGCAGCCGTTCGATCTCGTCGGCTGCGGATTGCGTCAATAGATCCCAACGCTCTGTGCGCAGCCGCGCCACGATGTCACTTTCCATCGGCCACCTCCAGATTCGCCACCGTCACGATCACCGACAGGTCGCACGACCCGATTCCGGCATGTTCTGCTTTGTGTCCACCGACATCGCTAGCGCAGCGTTCGATCATCGCGGCGAGCGTGTCGGCTGTTGCGATGCGCATGGGCTGCACGGTTCCGCGGGAGTAGTCCTGCGCCCGGACGATGTAGACGCGCTTGATCGTCGTGTCATTCATGCTTCGCCTCGCTTTCTCCGTCCTTCGGCTGCGGCTTGCACATCTCGCAGATGCTCCACCCGCCGCCGTAGTCCTCGCCCATGAACCTGTTCTCGCAATGGATGCAGCGCACCACGCGGATCGTCCCGGGCTGTTCCTCTGGCTCGCTCATTGCGCCCCCTTCGGCTTTCGCGCCTCGACCAACACGAGGTCGAACCCGGCGAGCCTAGCCATTCGGATGGCGGTCGCGAACGAAGGCTCGCGCTGCCCTGTGACGGTCCCCTCGTCCGCGAGGAGGCATTCCGCGGTGTGCCGGGTGCAGACCTCCGCATCGGCCACCGTGCGGACGAATGCGTAGCGGCTGACCCCGTGGCGGTCCAGTTGGGACTGCATCGCGGTCTTCCAAGCGTTCGGGCTGTCGATGATCCTCGTCGGCTTCACGCCGCCACCTCCGTCGAAACCAATGTGCGGTCTAGCTCGCGCCACGCCTTGAGCTGCGCGATGTAGAAGCTGCGGACCTCCCAGACCTCCACCGTGTCGCCGTTCTTCGGCGCGGCTTCGGCCCTTGCGAGCGCCGCGCTCCCGCGCATCGCGCTGAACACGCTCTTGCCGCCGCGAACTACGCGGCACACGAACTGATATCTCTCCATCTTCATCGGAAACCCCTCTCTGCGACCTCGGAGCGGATGATCTTGCGCCATGTCGCCGGGTCATGGATGCGGAACGCCACGATGCTCGTCTGTCTCCCCCACCCGTCAACCACGGCCACGATCCGCGTGTCCTCGCTGCGCGGGAATACGGACGGATGCACGGCCTCCCCGGTCTTGACCGCCCACCAGTTCGGTTCGTTTGACTTCTGAAAATCGTGCTTCAGATGATCTCCGCAGAGCCGTCCGTGGATGTTGACCCACTCCGCAAGGAGCGAGATGTGGCGGTTGCGGACCAGAGCGGTGATTCTATCCTGCGTGAATCGGTGCATGACTAGCTCCTGTTCGTTCGGTCGGGCAACATGCCCGACATGCACACCCTACTCTGCATCAGCGTAGGGTGCAAGCCGACTTGACGATTGCGCCACATTTTTCCGATTTTCGTGCGCGGGGGGCGCTCGGCCCCTAGAGGGGGGCCGCGCCCCCGCGTTGGACGGTTCGCGACTCCTCTTCTGACAGTTGCGCTCCGCGCACTCGCCGCCCCTTCGGGGCGGGCCGAACCTCGGTTCAGTTGCTTGGTGAGATGCAGGAACACCATGACCCCGGCGTACGAGGTCACGGGAAGGTCAGCCGCTCGGAGCCGCTGCGAGGTTTCCCAAGGCACGATTTTCACCATTTCGCCGGGTCAGCCGCTTCCATCGTGCAGGAGCGCAGTTCGGGGGAACTGGCGCGGGGTAGGGTCAGTCCCCGCGACTTGAGCGCCAGAGGCGCACCCTTCGACCGTACACGGAGCCTACGGAAAGGCTGAATCTACGCGGCGCACCGCTTTGCAAATCCCCGGGGTGGCGGTAAGATTCGACCGCCTACGATGACTTGCGGTTCGGCCAAACTTTCCCGGTAGGGCCGACCGCATGAAGAGCATACTACCGCCCCGGACGCAAAGCGCAACCGGGGCGGCAGTCTTTCAGCTTCACGCAGCTTCACGCAGATTCACGCAGCCTCACTTGTCTCCCGTTCCCGACCCCCGCGGCGCTATGACGGCCCCACCGCGGGGGTTCGGTTTTTCCGGCGCTGAAAGAAAACACCCGCCGCGGACAGGCCCGCGACGGGCGCAATGGGGGAAAAGATGCACGCATCCTACTTCCGGCGCTTCGGGGGTCAAGTGGGAAAAATGTCGAAAATATGGTCAAGGGTTCTTGCACCCTACGCCGATGGAGAGTAAGGTAATCGTGTCGGGCATGTCGCTCGACCCAACGAACAGGAGTCAGCAGCATGTGCAAGCGAAACAATAGTCGGTTTCAGCGCGGAGGCATGGGCCACGGTTCGACCTATCGCTGTGAGATTTGTGGCAAACTCACACGCGAGACGGGCGACGATGAAAGCAGCGTGCTGTTGTGCGCTGCGTGCTACTGGAACTGCCAGATCGACAATCTCATTTCCGACTATCCGCTTCCTGCGGAGCGCATGGCTGCATGGCGGGATCGCCGCGCTACTGCCAAGCCGCACACGCTTGAGGCCGACACGAAGGCGCTAGCGACGCTGTGGCAGGAAATGGCGGTGGTGGCGAAGGGGGGTGCAGCGTGAATCGGTACACCGACGAACAGAGGCAAGCGGCCTACTGGAGCGCACTCGACCGTCTGCGCGGCTCGCGTACCGCGTGCATCCGTGCAAACGCCACGATGCTCGTGGAGGTGGAGGATTCGATGGAACACTACCGATGGTGCCGCCGCGCCCGTATGAGCGAGATTCGCGGGTGGGCCGCGGACATCCTCGCGGCTGTCGAGGAGGTGTGCAAGTGAATCTCCTCTTTGACGAGCCGCGGGCGCAGCCCGTGTCGTACGCCGACCTGCCGCAGCAGGTCAAGGACGAACTGGACAGCGATTTCGTCCGCACCGACCCCGTGCAGAGCCTCCGGGTGTGGACGGTCCCGGCGCAGGTTCACGCCATCGTGAACCACGATACGGGCGACAACAGCGTGCGGTGGCTCGTGCGGGTGTATGTCACCGACGATTGCAGCCGCGACCGCATCCTTCAGATCGACAGCGCGTGCGACTGCGTGCATGGGATGACATTTGACGAGGTTAGCCGCGACTTCGCCATGCTCGTGGCAAAAACGCTGTTCGTGGCGCTCGACACCGTGATTGCGGAGAGGGAGGGACGCGCCGATGAGTGAT